GAAGTTTCATAAAATATAAATCTAATTTAGCTTGTATCTCTTCATCTTCAGCAAATACGGAATAAAATAAAATAGCCAGAGGCGATGTCAATACTAAAAGTACAAATTCGTCCTTCCAGTCGTTTTTTTGATTTTGAGCAATTTGTCCACTGTACTCAATTTCTCCACGTTTCATCTTTTCAGCATGGACGATTCTTGCTTCTGACATTATAATTTCAGATTTTTTCTTATTTTTATAAATTTCAGCGCCTGTTTTAAGTGCAGTGCCTATAATTGACCAAGGAAACATAAATTATCTCTTCTTTTTACTCTTTCCAGCTTCAGAAAGTGCTATTGCAATCGCTTGTTTTGGGTTTTTTACTTTTTTCTTAGAGCCACCAATGTTCAATTCACCTTTTTTGAACTCTTTCATGACTTTACTTATTTTTTTCTGTGATTTATTCATTGCCACCTCGCATTATTCTAACATTTGGCATCATACCTTGTTGATTTTTCATCATTGAATCAACATTTGGAATAGTTTTACTTAAAATCGTCTTTTCAATTGATGTATCAGCTCTTAATTTAGCTAATTCTTCGTTCTGTTCTAGTTTTTCATCTTGATTTTGTTGATTCATCATTGCTTTCATCTTATCAAGATCCATTCTCTCTTTTGCTTCAGTTGCTTTTCGATCATTTTCCATTGCTCTAAGGTCTAATTCTCTTGATCTTAATTTAGCAATCGGGTCATTATCAAATTGTGAAGTGATTTTCTTCTCTTCATTCATAAATTCTTCCATCATCTCAGAAATCAATTGAGCTTTTCTAGATTCAACACTTTGTTGTAATTGCATTAATTGCATTTGTATCTGTTGAGCTATTTGTGGATTTTGTTGCATCATCATTTGCATCTGTTGCATTTGTTGTAATTCATCTCTGAACTCTAATTCAATTTGTTCTTGAGCCATTAAACTAATATGTTCAAAAATATTTTTTTCTAAGGATGCCATGACCATTGGATTGTTTCTTGCCATATTCGTTTCCATAAAACTTAAATGTGATTGAATATGTGCTCTATGATTTTGACCTGGAAATGCTTGGAACTGTCTTCCTGCTAATGAAGAAATATGTTCTAGTGCTGGGTCTTGTGGCATAGGTTGTTGAGGTTTAATTAATAAACTGTCAATATTTTTTACACCCAATGCTTCATACATATTTCGATATGCTTGATACATATTGTGCATCTGTGGATTTGAGGTTGCCAGTTGGAGTTCCGTTTGCGCTAGTGAGATACGCTGTGTCTGTGAGAAAATGTTAGGGTCAGCAACTGGCAATATATCTACTCGATCATCAAAGTCTGATTGCATAATCATTCTTTGACCCCCAACTACATCATACGGATATTGCTGTGGTAGATATAACTTGAATACTCTCGCCATTAATTTGAACTCAGTTTTAAGAGCGGAGTAAATTCTTTTGTGAATTGCAGACATTGTTCTACTTCCTCTTTCAAGAAGTGCAACGGTTGTGCCTACTGCTGCTTGTTGATTACCATCACCGACTTGCATATCAGCAATTGAAGCAAATCTTTGACCTGCTTGAACTACAACACCCATTAATGCAAGTAGTGTTTGACTTGGTTCTTTAAACGGAAGCATCATAAATGAATCTCTTAGATTTCCACCAGGTGCATCGACATCTCTAAATTCTCCCGGTTGAATCGATTGAGCATCATCTCTAATTCTAATACCACGCATCTTGAATCCAGCAGGTAAATTAGATAAAGTTCCTGCATCGAGTAATTGTCTTAATGCAGCTGTAGCAGTTCTTGATAATCCGCCAATCATATGGATTAATCCAAAACCATAGAAACCTAAACCAGGTAAAAATTTAAAGTGTACAAAGTATTGTACTTTTTTCTTCTGTGGATCTCCTGCTTCGTAGTTTCTTCTAATAGATAATATTTCTCTTGATCCTTCTTCTAATGTAACAATGTATGGAAGTTTAATTCCTGACGGCTCACCAGTCTGTGGATTTGTATCTTCAAAACCTTCAATATCTAAATTCACATGACATTCTAGAAGAGTATATAAATCTTCATTCTTAGTTTTACTAACTCCTTCTAATTCTCTTTCCTTTTTCTCAACTTCAGATTCTTTATCTTGAGGTGCAGCTAAATCAATATCTCGATAGAATCCTGCAACTTGTTGTTTACGTAATTCATTTTCAGAAATTTTAACACGATGAATAATTGCTTCCGCATCATCTAATGAGGTAGCTGTGTACGGAACAATTAAATCATCTGCCGGAACGAACTTTGATACTGCTCGTCCTTCTACTTCATCGTAATATACTTTTTTAAAAGTACTTCCTGCAAGAGGTAAATGAAATAACATAGAATCAAATTCAGGTTCATATTCTTTCATCTGATCCATAATTTGATAATTCATAAAATCTTTGACACGACTTGCCTGTTGAACTTTTTCTGGAGTTTGCAATCCAATGATCTGAGTTCTTACAGGTCCATCTGCCGGTAATAATTCTTTATAGGCTAAAGCTTGAAACTGTGTAACTGCTTCTGCTAATACAGGATGCGTTGCACCGGATGCTCCTTGAAAAGGTTCTGTTCGGTTATCGTATTTGAAACCTAATAAATCTAAACCTTGTGTGTAAGTTCTTTCCCAATCTTTTCTTGACATAGAAAAGTCCATGTACTTCTGATTTAAATCAGAACCAAGTGAACCTAAAACATTATCAGGTAAAAAATCTGCTAAGTTTGCATAATGCTCATCACTACCTTCAGGAGTTGCAGCTGCAGGATCTAAATTAATATCAACCGAACCATCTTCATTCTCGATAACTTCTACGTCATCCGGAGATGCTTCTTGTTTTTCTACTTCTTCAATTACCTGTTCTTGAATTTCTTCTTCGCCAGGTATTTCAAATTCTTTTCGCGGTTCGTTTGGAAGCGCTTTGTCTATATCTGCCATTTATTTTCTCCGTATGTTTGATGACTTTAACAGTATTATAAGATAAATTCAAGCCCTGAGGCGTGGGTCCTGATTTAGGGGGTATTGTGGTGGTTAATCGTTTAGTCATCAATTATTTTCTTTACGTTTTCAATAGGATCAATAATCTCGTTTTCAAAATCAATATCCACATCACCATCTTGACCATATCTTGCTATTTCTTGACCTTCGTTAGTAAACTCTCCTGGAACTTTATACGAGGTTCCGGCTTCAGGGTCTACTTCATAACCTGGTTTTCTGTATTCAACAACAGCCGGTGCACCTTTATCTGTAGTAAATTGAAGTTCAATATTCTCTCCATCTTCTAGAACTTTAACACCTTTATATTCGTAATATGCACCTCCTCTACTAAAATCAGACACCCTATCTAATTTATCTATGATCCCTTTATTTTTTACAGCATTAACTAAATCAAAAAATAATTTTTCTGCTTCTGATTGTGCAGCTTTAGTTGCAACTACACCTGTCTTTGCACCACCTTTAAATAAATCTAATATGTTAATTAATCCTGTTGCTAGTCCACCAGCGATACCTCCACCAATACCAATTTTTTTTAATGTAGCTCTTTTCTTAGGATCTTCTGGTCCTTCTGCAAAAGATAATCTACCACCATTAGCTAACTGTATCCGGCCTCCCATTTTCATATATAGAATTGGTGACATACCAGACAAGTAAGGTTGTGTATCAATTCCTTGAGCTTCATAAAATTCTTTAGCAGCTCTTGGTCCGTACTTCATTGCATATTCTTTTATTCCTTTACCAACTTGTTCTTTTTCAAATGCAGGAACTTGTGCAGCAACACCAGTTGGCATTGCAGAAATTCTATCTAGATAATCCATTCCTGTATAATCAGTTGCTTGTGCTTGTAATGCCGGTATATCAAAACGTGTTAAAAGTGGATATTGAGATTTACCACCTCCAGTTTCTAAAAATCCTTTTAATGTAGTTGAATCAGATGGTTTTAAAATTCCAGCTTGTTGTATCTCATCCGAAAAACTACGAATGTTCTGTAGAGCTTTATTTGATGTTTCAAAATTACTAGTTGCCGGATAATATTTTTCAAAATCTTGCGTAGCTTCAGTATCTAGTTTTGCTAATGTTTTAAATTGATTAGCAAATTGTTTTTGTAAAGCTTTTTGTTGTGGTTCTCTTCCTATCTCTTTTTGCATTACACCTTCTTCAGAAGGAATTAGTCCTAATTGTTCTGATTGTGAAAATAATTTATCGAGTTCACCCATTGCAGTTATTTTTTTCTGTAAAGCTTGTTCTCTACCATACAATGCATATTCTATACTATCCGTTCCAAACTTTTCTCCAACCTGTTCCATTGCATCTTTACCTGCACCAAATAAACCTGCAGTCGTTGCACCAATCGCACCTTCAATATCTCCACGTAATAAATGTGGCATAGCAAATGCTCCTTCAATTCCAATATCAATAGGAGCTACAATTTTACCAAATACTTTTCCAAAATTTTTAGCAACGTTTGTTAATCGTGTTTTACCTGCTGCGGTTTTAGCATCGATCTTCATTCCTTGTACGATGTCATCTGCACTACAAGTCGCACCTGGAACTAAACCTGTTGAGGCTCTTGCTCTACCTGCAATACCACAATAATAATTTAAAGTTTTACCAAAGTTAATTTTATTATTTCTATATTTCTCAACAACCTTTGGAAAGTTTTCAAAATTACCACCTTCTATTTCTGTAATAAATTTTTCTAACTGCGGATTTTCTGCAGCCTGTCTTATAATTTGTTCAGTTCCTTTTTCAGTACCACCTATTTCCATAAAGTATTGTCCAAAAGCTTTTTCAGGTTCATACATAAATTGAAAATTTTTTGTTGGGGTAACTTTACCTTTAATAATTTTATAAGCATCTTTACCTTGAGTTTCTGGATATACCGATTTAGTTAAATCATTTAATTGTTTTAAACTTTTGTCTACATCTATTCCTTGCTCAATTTTATTTAATAAATTTTTTCTAGAAGTAGAATAACCTCTCCATCCTAATTCATAATTTCTTGACTGAGTCATACCTATTAGATTATTTAAAGCACGCATAATATCTTCTGGATTCTCCATCTTTGCAATTTCTGCAATTCCTTCTGCATGATCTAAATTAAATTTTAAACCTTCATCTAGAGTAGATAAGTCAAATATTTCTTTTAACTTATCACTTTGTTTTGCCATAAATCTTTTAATTGAAGTCTCACCATTTAAAACTTGTTTTAATTGTTCTGGAGATAATCTTGATTCAATCTGTGCTAATTTTTCTTCGTACGCAGCTCCAGAAGCTTGTTTCTTTCTATTATAAATTTCCATTTCTTCTGGAAAGAATTGTTTAACAATACTTGATCTAAATTTACCAGTTCCTACTTTGTCATCCCCTAATACAAATAAAACATCTCCAGCGTTATCTAATACATCTGCATATTGTTTTCTCGCTAATATTTTAGCTTCTTTATCTAACTCAGATCCTCCATAAAACTTTTTATCAATGTTATAGTATTCTAAATAATCTCCTATCCTCTTTTTGAGATCTGGATCAGAATTAATTTTGTTTGTATAAAACAATTTTTTAAAATAATTTTCTGCTTCTTCTATTCCAACATTAGGAAGACCTTTATAAAGAGCATTTCTTCCAGAAGCATATCCTATTTTAGTTTTATTAAATTCTTTTAATAAATCTTTTCGAAAATTAACATAATCTCTTACACTGTAGTTTGTAATATTTTCATCAACAAAACCATTTACAAAGTCATTGATTTGTTTTGCCTGTTTTTCAACAGCTACATTTTTACTTTTTAAACCAGCTGCTTTTTTTTCTGAAACTTTGGATTGAAGATCTTGATAAAAAGCATCTGCTTCTTCTTTTGTTGCAAAAAATTTATCTCCTTCATTATAACCAGTTTGTCCTTCTCTTCTACCAAACTCAGGACTTCTAAATCTAACTTTGTATTTGCCTTTATTCTCTCCAGTTTTTAATAATTGTGGTCCAGCAAAACCCATTCTCGATCCAAGATCCTCGCCTTGAATTGCTCCGCCACCAATTGTATCTTTTCTAGATGAGAATAGTCGTTTTGGCTTTTTCAGCCACGCCATCATTTCATTATATTCGTGAATCTTCATTTAAAACCCCATTAAATAATTGAGGCCACCATTAGCGTTTAATTTTCTTCTAACTGCTTTATCAAACTCAGCTTGGAATTTATCTGATTGACCATATTTTTCTAATAGCTGATCATATAATTCTGGATCACGTCTTCTATCTTTTATCATTGTAAGAGTTATGCCTTGCATGTCTTTATCCATTGCCATAATTTGATCTGCAAAAGCTTCATCGATTTCAGGATAATTTTTTAATAATTTTTCTCTACTCAATTTAAAACCACTAGGCATTGGTGGTACATCTACACCTATTCTTTCACCTTCAGCTGTTCTAGGTAATCTACCTTCTCTTATATCTGTTA